GTAAGCAAATTAAATCCGGTTTCATTTAATTGGAAACAGCATCCGGTTCACGATTTTGATACACAAAACACAACGGTTGGGTTTTTGGCCCAAGAAGTGCAAACTGCATTGTCCGGTCAGGTTTATGTCAACAGCATAATTAAAGAAAGCGAAGTTACGCTTCTTGATAAAACCAAAGAGAAATTTCTTGGTATTGCGGAAGGCAACATGATTGCCATTCTTACAAAAGCAATTCAAGAACTCAAAGCCGAGTTTGACGCATACAAAGCAACGCATCCATAAGGAGTATTTAAATGGCTAATACATACACATGGTCATTCCCAACATTGACCGCATACCCAACATACGAAAGCCAAACAGATGTTGTGTACACAGTGCATTGGGTACTTAGCGGCACTGATGGAAATAATCACAATGGTTCAGTTTATGGAACTGTTTCATTAACTTACATGGCTGGATCAGCTTTTACGCCATTTGCTCAATTAACTGAATCTCAGGTGCAGGGATGGGTCACATCGGCTTTGGGTGCAACTCAGGTTTCCGCATTAGAAGCCAATATTGACCAACAAATCCAACAACAGGTCACACCAACATCGGTTAATCTCCCACCACCTTGGGGTGTGTGATTATTCATGTTTTACCAGCATCTTCTCTTGGCGAGGTAAAAGTGAAATGGTATATAAATACTGTTCAAACAGGGGGTAACCAATGAACGTGACATTAAGCTTAACAGTCGATGAAGTTAACTACATTCTTCAAGCACTTGGGCAACGTCCATTTGCTGAGGTTCAATCATTGATCTTCAAGATCAAGCAGGATGCAGAAGGTCAATTGGCAGCTGCACCAGCTCCTGCTCCCGCTCCAGAAGCAACAGCAACTCCAGACGCGCCAACGGAATAATAATGGACACTCAAACTCTCATAAATACGGCAGTCGGCGCAGGTTTAATGATCATAGGCTGGTTCGCTCGTCAATTATGGGAGGCGAATGCGTCTCTTCGGCAGGATCTACATAAAATTGAAGTAGACCTGCCGACGAATTATTTACGCAGAGATGAATTTTCTGAAGGCATGAAAGAAATTAGGGATCTTTTTAGGCAGGTTTTTGAAAAATTAGATAACAAAGCCGACAAATAATTGAAAAAACTGACATATTGATATAGTACAAATCAACCAGAGGGGAATGGTAATGATAGGGGCACTTAATGGACCCGTTAACAATCCTTGCTCTGGCACAGACTGCTTATGGCGCCATTAAATCAGGCATAGCGGCTGGTAAAGAAATCCAAGGCATGATGCAAGATGTCAGCTCCCTCATGGGGACTGTTGGCGAAATTACGCGCCTTGCGGCCGAGCCTAAAAAGGGCGGCTTATTTACATCCAAAGAAAGTGCGGAAAAGCGGGCTATGGAAGCCTATGCTGCCAAACAGCAAATCAACAAAATGATGCAGGAAGCACAAAATCTGTTTGTGTCTGAATATGGCTACGCAGAATGGATGCGCCTGCAAGAAGAAATCACACGCATTAAAAAAGCTGATCGTCTTGCCGCTGAAAAAGCAAAGCGGGAGCGTGAGAATTTTTTACGCGGTTTACTGGTGTGGGGCAGTGTTTTTGTCATCACATTTGTGGTAATTATAGTCGTGTTTTTCTTCGCTTATGTCCTCACAGTGAAAGGCTAATCCCATGCAAATGTCAGAAGGTGGTTTAAGCGCCCTTACCAAACCATTTGAAGGATGCAAACTTACAGCTTACCGTTGCCCTGCGGGGATCCTAACTATTGGTTATGGCCACACATCAGCTGCTGGTGCTCCTGAAGTAACTGAAGGCATGACCATTACACAAGAAGAAGCTAATCGCATTTTAGCAACAGATATGGTCAAATTTGAAAAAGACGTTGAAAGCCTTGTTAAGGTTGAACTTACGCAACACCAATTCGATGTTTTAGTTGATTTTTGTTATAATGCTGGGAAAGGCAATTTAGCCTCATCAACTCTGCTTAAATGCGTTAATGCAGGTCAGTTTGATAAAGTCCCTGCTGAGCTTCAAAAATGGACCCGTGGCGGCGGTAAAGTTTTGCCTGGTCTTGTACGTCGTCGCAATGCAGAAGCAGATTGGTGGACAACAGGAGCTAAACCCATTGAAGAGCAAGAACAGCGTTTTACGCCAGATGCGCCAAAACAGCCTACAATGGCAGACAGCAAACAAGGAAACACGGCTCTTGTTACTTCGGCCTTGGGTGCTGCGGGAGCCGCCAAAACAGTCACCGATCATGCGTCAGACATTGTTGGTCAAGCGCAGTCAGCTAATGATCTCATGACGCAAATACAGAGTTTGCTGTCAAACACTAATTTTGACATCATGATTGCTGTTGTGGTGGCTGGGTTCGCAATCTGGTATTTCCGTAAACAGCACATGGAGGAGCATGGCGTATGATCGCTTTTTTTCTCACACCAATAGGCCGTTATCTCGCCATAGCGATCATTGCCATAGCGGTGCTTGGTGGGGTATACTACAACATTAAATCAAGCGCGGTGGCTGAATATGAAGCTAAAGCAACTCAAGACGCTCTCCAAAGGACGGACGACGCTATTGCTGCTGGCGATGCCGTTGCTCGTGACCCTGCAGGGGTGCGCGACGATGACAAGTTTGAACGACACTAGCGCCTGCGGTGTTTGGACAGACATTACATGGTCAAAACAAGATACCGACTTAACAATAGAAGGTGTCAAGCAAAATAACGCGCGCCGTGAGGCATACTGCAAGGGCTTTAAGCCATGACAACACCTGCTACAACGCCGCTCACCTATAATGGCTACGTCTCTCAAATAGCCACTATGGCTGTCGTTAATACGACAACAAGCAGCGGCGTTGTGGTGGGGGTTGACCCAGCATTTAATGCCATTATCCCGCAGATGCTCAATTATGCCGAGCTTCGCATTCAAAGAGATCTTGATCTCTTGCCATCACAAACAACCAATACGTCATATAATCTGACGTCAGGATCCAACACATTATCCATTTCCGTTAATGACTTTGTGACTTTGCAAACGGTAAGTCTTGTAAGCGGAACGGCTCAAATCCCTCTTTTGCCCGTCACAAAAGAATATTTGCAAAATGTGTGGAATGATTCGTCTTATTTATCCCAGCCCCAATATTTCGCTGTTTATGGCGGGGATTTGGCAACGGCTGGCAATACGTCTCAGAATATTATAGTTGGCCCTTATCCTAATTCTGCTTATCCATTAGTGATCACGGGCACGATCCGTATGCCAACTCTGTACCAATATGCTACTCCAAGCCAAGCTGGCACAAGCACGACCTTTATATCGACATATTTGCCCGACATGTTGATCATGGCATCGATGGTTTACATCAGTGCTTATCAACGTAACTTTGGCCGCATGTCGGATGATCCTGCGATGGCGCAAAGTTATGAAGGCCAGTATCAAGTTCTTCTTCGTGGCGCGACAGGCGAAGAATACCGCAAGAAATTTGAGGCATCTGCTTGGACATCTTATTCAGCTTCTCCACCTGCAACACCTACACGGGGGCAATAAATGCCTCATGCTTCGGTAAAAATAACACCAGGTGTCGATCAAAATGAAACGCCAGCACTCAATTCTGCTGGGCTTTCTTTTACGAATTTGGTTCGTTTTGTGCATGATCGCAATGGCATTGGTTTGGTTCAAAAACTTGGCGGGTGGTTAACATATTTACCTAATAAAATTGGCTCAATTGTTCGCGCTTTATGGGCATGGGAAGATACAAATGCGAAACAATGGCTTGCTGTTGGCGCTGAATATGGAGCTGGCAATACCAATACATTAAGCGTCATTAATAATGGCAATAGAACAAATATTACTCCTCGAACAATAGAGGACAATGTTACGCCAGTATCAGTGTCAACAACGTCTGGTAGTAATGTTGTAACAATTAATGACTCAGGCGCTACTATCACCAGCTATGATTCAGTATTTATCAAAACTCAAATTTCCGTTGGCGGTCTTATATTATACGGGTTTTATCCTGCAATTACAGTTGGAACAGGCGCATTTGACATTCTCGCAACGGATGCTCTTGGTAACCCTGCTTATGCTACCAGCACTGTTACTGATGGTGGCGCTGTCGCTCTTTTTAATGTCACCAGTGGAAGTGCGTCAGTTACTGTCACCCTAAATAATCATGGTTATGTCTCAGGAAACACATTTCCTGTTCTTGTTTCAACAACTGTTGGCGGAATTACATTCTTTGGTAATTACATCGTCCAAAGCATAACTGATGCTAATAATTTTGTAATTACGGGTTCAACAACAGCATCATCAACTACAACTGGTTATATGAACAGCAATCAAGCCCAATATGATTATTATATTGGGATTGGCCCTGTACCTGCAGGTACTGGATATGGCATTGGCGGATATGGATCTGGTGGATATGGCACAGGGACAGCTATTACACCTACAACGGGTAATCCTATTCAACCAACAGATTGGACTATGGACAATTGGGGCCAAATATTAATTGCATGCCCCGTTGGCGGTGCAATTTATTATTGGGATCCAACATCAGGGAATCCTATTGCAACTGTTGATAATGCTGGCCCCGTTGTTAATGACGGTATTTTTGTGGCCATGCCGCAGCGCCAAATTGTGGCATGGGGCAGCACATTAAATGGCATACAGGATCCATTACTTCTTCGCTGGTGCGATATTAATGATTTTACCAGCACATCAAGTTGGATTGCATTAACGACCAATCAGGCTGGATCTTACCGCATACCAAAAGGATCAAAGATTGTTGGCGCTATTCAGGCTCAACAACAAGCTTTGATTTGGACGGATATTGGGTGCTGGGCGATGCAATACATCAATCAGCCCTATGTTTATTCATTCAACGAGATCGGCACAGGTTGCGGTCTTATTTCAAGAAAAGCAGCAGCTTCCCTGAATAATGTCATTTATTGGATGGGGCAAAGCCAATTTTGGACATATTCATCAGCGGGTGTTGCCCCATTGCCTTGCCCTGTTTGGGATGTGATATTCCAAGATTTAGATCAAACAAATCTCAGTAAAATTCGCGTTGCCGTTAATTCAAACTTTGGCGAAATATCTTGGTTTTATCCAAATATTAGCGATGGCGGAGAAGTAAACGCATATGTGAAATATAATGTTTATCTCCAGCAATGGGATTTTGGCACATTATCTCGTACGGCTTGGATCAATCAAAGTGTCCTTGGTCCACCGATTGGTGCATCATCTGATCAATATATTTATCAGCATGAGACATCGCCAAATGCGGCATATAATGGCGTCAATGATCAGCCGATGATGTCAAGTTTCCAGACTGGTTATTTCGCTTTAAGTGAGGCCGATCAAAAGAACTTCATCGATCAGGTTTGGCCAGACATGAAGTGGGGTTATTATAACGGCGAGAGCAATGGTGGTGCCGTTTATCAAAATCCAACAGCAACAATCAATTTGACATTCTATGCGGCTGATTACCCTGGCGACACACCGCAGGCTTATGGCCCATACACTTTAACACAAGGAACAGAATGGATAAGCCCTCGCATGAGGGGGCGTCTTATCTCAATCCAAATCAATAGCAGCGACGTAGGGAGCTGGTGGCGTATAGGTAATATGCGTTATCGGTTCCAAGCAGACGGGAAATTCTAATGGCCAGTTTAGATGATGTCGTCACGACATCTAAAAACATCGTGACGGCTCTTAATACTTCGTCTCAGACCAATTTGGCTATTAATGGCACAAAAACATATGTGGCTATTTCGGCTAATACTTTGGTTAATCAGGGCGCAAGCCGAATTGTTCGTGTAAGTGTCATTGTAACGGGATCAACAACTGGCTCTTTATATGACGCCTCATCTGTCGCTGGTGCTGTAAGTGGAAATATTGTCGCAACAATCCCCGAAGCTGTTGGCATTTATGAAATGAATATTCCCACAATTAATGGTATTGTGGTCAAACCAGGCACGAGCATGGTTGTCGCTGTGGTCTATTCATAATGAAGAAAGTGCGCTAAAGTGGCTGAAATTATCGGAGATCGCAGATGCCCCTAAAACATGGATTTTCGCATGAAACTATTTCATCGAATATCAAAGAAATGATCCATGCTGGGCATCCTCGCAATCAAGCCATTGCTGCTGCATTAAATACCGCACGCGAATATCGTCCCCATAAAGCTTTTGGTGGTGAAGAGGTCACAACGACCACACAAGGCCCACCAATGAAACTCTTTAGCGGCCCCATCCATAGTGCTGTTGCTGGCCGCACAGATCACCTTCCCATGCACGTTCATAGCGGATCTTACGTCATCCCTGCCGACATCATATCGGCAATGGGCGAAGGTAACACAATGGCTGGCTTTAGGGCTGCTCGTCGCATATTTGGCGGCACGCCATATGGGCAAAAGAAAATGCCTTATGGGCAGGGAGCTGGTCCTTATGGACAGGGTGCTGTCCCATATGGGCAGGGCGAAGGTCCATATGCTTCCCAACCTGTTAAACACGCCGCAGGCGGCAAGACCGATGCCGTTCCTGTTGTTGTTGCTGGCGGTGAATATGTCATCCATCCCGCAGATGTTA